GAACTGAATGATACTAATGTAATAGAAGTTCTCAGTGAGATGCTTCCTTACATAGAAGCAGATGGTGGATGGTTAGAATATGTTGAAACAGATTATATGGCAGAAGGAGCATTCGTTAAGGTAAGACTTGGCGGTGCTTGTTCTACTTGTGCCATGAGTTCTATGACATTGAAGCAAGGTATAGAACGTAAACTGATGGAAGAGATTCCTGATGTTAAAGGAGTAGTGCAAGTATTATAATGGCTGAAAAGCAAGAGATATATCTAGGTAACCCCAATCTCAAACGGGCTAACGTAGCAACAAACTTCTCCCCTGATGAGGTGCAGGAGTTTATCAAATGCCAACAGAATCCTGTTTATTTTATTCGTAACTATATCAAGATCGTTAACCTCGATCAGGGTATAGTTAATTTTGACTTGTACGATTTCCAAGAAGACATGGTAAATCGTTTTCATGACCATAGATTTAACATAGCAAAGCTACCACGTCAGTCTGGTAAGTCTACAGTGGTTACAGCATATCTTCTTTGGTATGCAATCTTTAATGATAACGTTAACATTGCAATCCTTGCTAACAAAGCAGCGACTGCAAGGGAGATGTTAGGAAGACTACAACTTTCATATGAGAACCTACCCAAATGGTTACAGCAAGGTGTTGTCAACTGGAACAGGGGAAGTCTTGAATTAGAAAATGGTAGTAAAATCTTAGCAGCATCTACTTCTGCTAGTGCTGTCCGAGGTATGTCATTCAACATCATCTTCCTTGATGAGTTTGCATTCATTCCTACTCATATAGCAGATGAGTTCTTCTCCTCTGTATATCCTACTATATCTTCTGGTAAATCTACTAAGGTTATAATCATATCTACCCCCAAGGGTATGAATATGTTCTATAAACTGTGGCATGACGCAGAGAAAGGACAGAATGAATACACTACAACAGAGGTACACTGGCAACAGGTACCAGGTAGAGATGCTGCATGGAAAGAGCAGACGATTAAGAATACCTCAGAGGAGCAGTTTAACCAAGAATTTGAGTGCGAATTCCTAGGGTCAGTTAATACTCTTATTTCATCTACTAAGTTAAAGACATTAGTATATGAGGAACCTATTAGTAAGAATGCAGGACTGTCAATCTATGAGGAACCAGAGGAAGGACACACCTATCACATCTGTGTTGACGTAGCAAGAGGTCTAACTAAGGATTACTCTGCATTTACAGTGGTAGACACCACTTCAATACCCTATCAGTTGGTAGGAAAATATAGAAATAATACAATTAAACCATTACTCTTCCCTAATATCATTCATCAGGTAGCGACTTCATATAACCAGGCGTATGTGATGATAGAAGTTAATGATATTGGTGGACAAGTAGCAGACATCATGCAGTTTGACCTAGAGTATGAGAATCTACTCATGTGTGCTATGAGAGGTAGAGCAGGTCAGGTTGTAGGACAAGGATTTAGTGGCACTAAGGTGCAACTAGGTGTGAAGATGAGCACTACTGTTAAGAAGACAGGGTGTGCTAACATGAAACAGTTGATTGAGGATGACAAACTTATCTTCAAAGACTATGATATAATGGCAGAGTTGACCACATTCATACAGAGAGGTCAGGCATGGGAAGCAGAGGAAGGATGTAATGACGACCTTGCTATGTGTCTGGTTATCTTTAGTTGGTTAGCAACTACTGATTACTTCAGGGAGATTCATGATGATGATGTCAGGACTAGAATGTACCTAGAGCAGAAGGAAGGCATTGAAGCTGATATGGCTCCATTTGGATTCATAGATGATGGTATAGGTATTGAGCAAACCTTTGTCGATGATGAAGGTGGTGTATGGCAGTCTGAAGATGATAACCCCAGACGTGGTGCTGATGAGTATGGTGACAGATCTTATATGTGGGACTATAATTACTAATGATTTTTTGGATTGGATTCTTTGTTATGTTTTTCAACGAGGGCTTCGTTATGATGAGGCACGTATCACCTTGGTTTGGAAAGCAAAGAGATAAAATTATGAAGAGGTTAGGTGACAAGATGTGGTGGAGACTACATGGCACCTTAGATTATACCTGGATGATACTCGTAGGTCTTGGTTTAATACTGAACCCCAATAGATTATTTCACATAGCAGTATTAGCAACCTTTTGGGGTGGTTCATTTGCAATATTCTATGCACCAAGATGGATAAAGAAATGGATGAGAGATGAGTAATGGATTTAGAGAAGCAGGTAAAGTTAGAGCATCTGCTATTTAAGGAAAGAGAGTGTAGGATATGTGGGGAAGAGAAGAATCTGATAGATGATTACTATCTTACCCGTAAAGATAGGGGTGACCTCCCGTCTGCTTATGCATATGAATGTAAGTTATGCACGATTAAGCGTATCTTGAAGAGCAGAAAGGAAAAGATGAAGAGTAAACCTTTTACAGATTGGATGTATCCAGACTGGTAGTGTTCCTGTATTGTTTCCCCAGTGAAATAACACAAAACAATAAATAATTTCAGCATCCGATTTGGAATACTACCTAGGAGATTTAACAGATGGCATCCACACAACTTTCACCAGGGGTTGTCGTTCTAGAAAGAGATCTGACCAACGTTATTAATAGCACTGTAGATAACATTGCTGCTATTGTTGGCTCTTTCGAGAAGGGACCCGTAGAGGAGGTTCAAACTGTAACTAGCGAGAAAGAATTACTCGCCATTTATGGTAAACCTACCGAATATAACTTTGAGTATTGGTTTAGCGCAGCGCAATTCTTACTTTACGGAGGCACCGTAAAGATTGTCCGTGCTGATAATGCTTCACTCAAGAATGCTATCGACACAGCACAGTATACAGAGACTACTTTCAGTGGGTCTGATACTACTTTGACTGTTGATTCCACTACAGACTTCGACGTTGCTGATGTATTATACATCGACGCTGAATTAATGGTTGTCCAGAGTGTATCTGGTAACGACGTTGTGGTTCAACGTGGACAACTAGCAACTGCTGCTGTATCTCACGCTCCTGCTTCTAAGGTTACTCTTATTGAAGCTGCGGGAACATCCTCAACAATTAACGAGGGTAGCACATTCCTTGCTGGAGACACAACTCTAACAGTTACATCTGCTACTGCACTTGCAGCAGGTACTAACGCTTACATCAGAATTGACGATGAGTACCTAAGGGTTACTGGTATTTCTGGTAATGACCTAACGGTTACTAGAGCACAACTCGGATCTACTGCTGCTTCTCATACTGATGGATCTACAGTAACACTCACAACAGTTACTGTTGATAAGACATCTATCAACGAGAGAACTTCTACTGGTATTACAGCACCTCTAATTAAGAATGCTGACATCTATGAGTCTTCAATCGAATCCGCTGCTAACGACTGGAAATGGGCAGGTAAAACTGCTGGTATCCACGGTAACAGTCTAAGGGTTGTTGTAACGGATGCTGGTGCAGACCAAGTATTATATCTTGCACAACCAACCTCCGCTGAGTGGAGATTTGTTAACAACGCTGAGGTTTCTTACTCTGCTGCTAACATCTACGGTCGTGTATACTCCTATACCGTTAAGGTTAAATTCCAAGACAACGCACAGTTGATTGGTAAGTTTGAAAAAGACAACTATATCACTGCTGTTAGTGGTGGTGTTACTGGTCGTGTTGTAGCATACGATGAAACGCTACGCATTGCTGAAGTAACAATCGACTCTACTTCTTCTGACGTATTAGAAGTTGGCGATACTGTAACTGAGTTGGCAAATAACTCTAACACACCTGGCTCTGCCACTGGTGATGCTGGTGTTATTGAAAGCATCCAACGTGAAGCACGTATTGCACTTAACCAAGGGTCACCTCAATTCCAAGCAAACCAGACAGTTACTGATGCTGACGCAAACGTCCCTAGCATCGCTAACGTTGAGTCTGATTATGACACACGTCTCTATGGACCTGGTCAGTATTGGAAAAACATTGCTCCACGTCCTACTACATCTTCTTGGTGTAATGACCGTGGTGGTTATAACGACCTTCTTCACGTCTTAGTCCTTGATGGAGACGGAAAACTAACAGGTACTCCAGGCGCACTCCTTGAGAAGCATCTCAATGTTTCTAAGGCAAATGATGCTCGCTCACCACAAGGTGACAACCTGTATTACAAGGACGTTATTAAGACTTTCTCACAATACCTCTATTGGGGTAGTCATGAGGCATCTGCAATCTATGATAAGGATCCAAACGCTACTGGTACTTGGGGTTCCTCAGGTATTAACCGTGAATTTGACTTAGTTAAGTCATCTGCTGCGCTTAATAACCTAGATGATCCTAACGGCACTAACGTTTTATCACTTCCTTTAGTCGGCACAACTAATCAGGCAACCGCACGTTACTCTTTACAGGGTGGTGTAGATGGTTACACGATTTCAAGGCCAGACATCCTAGGTGCATATGATTTATTCAATGATGCTGAGACTGTAGACCTAGACTACATCCTCATGGGACCTGGCATGCAATCTCTTGGAGATACCATTGCTAAGGCACAGCATCTAATCAGTATTGCTAACACACGTAAGGATTGCATGGCATTTATTTCGCCATATCGTCCTGATGTTGTTGGACAACCTAAGGTTCTTGACATAGTTAACAAGGTAGTTGAATTCTATGAGCAGCTAAACAGCTCTTCATATGTTGTATTCGATAACAACTACAAGTACATCTATGACAAGTACAATGATGTCTATCGTTACGTCCCATGTAACGCTGATATTGCAGGTCTAACACTAAGCACAACTCTTAACCAAGAGCCTTGGTATTCACCTGCTGGATTCAACCGTGGACAACTCCGTAACGCAATTAAACTTGCTTACTCTCCACTGAAGGATCACAGAGACAGACTATATGCAGCAAGGGTTAACCCTGTAGTTGCATTCCCAGGACAGGGTATCATTCTATTCGGTGACAAGACTGGACTAGGATTCCAGAGTGCATTCGATAGGATTAACGTCCGTCGTTTATTCCTCGTTATTGAGGAAGCAATTTCAGAGGCAGCAAAGACTCAACTCTTTGAATTGAATGACGAGTTTACTCGCTCACAGTTTAAGAACATCGTTGAGCCATACCTCCGCAGTGTGCAATCACGTCGTGGTATCGTTGACTTCCTAGTTGTTTGCGATAGTAGCAACAACCCAGCAGAGAGTATCGACCGTGGAGAATTCTACGCAGAGATATTCGTGAAGCCAACACGCTCTATCAACTTCATCACACTAACCTTTACCGCTACTAGAACTGGTTCTAGCTTCGGTGAAATCGTATCGTAATGAGTAAACCCGTGCCACGTCTTCGTGGTCAATTTTATCCGTAAAGGAGTATAAACAATGGCTGATTTTAAGAGTCCAGTTCAGGGGAGCAAGCCCAGTATAGTAGATACTACTATTACGGACTTCCGAGCTGCTATCAGGGATCTCGCAAGACCTAATCTGTTCCAAGTGGAAATGGCTTGGCCCGAGATCCTCCAGTCAAGTGCTGGAACTGGTAAATCTGGAGCAAAATTAGGATCACAAGATCTACAAACACAAGAAGGCGCAAGTAGAGACCCTAGTGGAAACTCACCTGCCGAAGCAGCATTAACAGCAGGATACCTAATCAAAGCAGCAAACATACCTGCTGCTACGGTTGGAGTTATCGAAGTACCCTACCGTGGTAGGACACTTAAGATTGCTGGAGACCGCACATTCGAGCCATGGACAATCACCGTGCTTAACGATGATAACTTCTCCATTCGCTCTAAGTTTGAAGAGTGGTCTACTAAGATTCAAGCACTTCAACAGAATAGACAATCCGCTAAAACCATTGCAGCATACCAAGGTAGTGCTAGAGTGGTTCAAGTTGGAAGAGATTCTCAACCTAGCAAGGTGTATATCATGAAGGACATTTGGCCTTCCAATATCTCAGCAATTGATCTTGCTTGGGATAGCAATGATACACCTGAAGAATACACTGTAGAGCTACAAGTCCAGTACTGGACATGGGGCACTGCTGAGGATGTATTCCATGGCAAGGATGAGGACTAGACAGTCCGTCTTTATAATGCTATAATAAAGCGTTATAAATATTTCTTGACAAGCAGGATTAAATTGAATGTCACAGCTATTTGGTTATTCACTTGACCGAAAGAAGGGGAAATCCTTATCTAAGGGCCCCTCTTTCGTGCATAAAGATTCCGATGATGCCGCCAGTCCTATTTCGGCTGGCGGTTATTTTGGTCAGTACGTTGACCTCGGAGATGCCGCCAATAAAGCGAGTGAAGTAGATTTAGTAGGTAGATATCGTGAGATGTCTATCCATCCAGAGTGCGATATGGCAGTTAACGATATCGTTAACGAAGCTATAGCAGGAGATTTAGATGATCATCCAGTAGATCTTGAATTAACAAACCTACAGGTAAGTGATCAGTTAAAGAAAAGAATACGAGAAGAGTTCGAGAATGTCTTGACTCTTCTCGATTTTGATAGAAGGGCATA